TGATCGATATGCCTGATTTGCAACTTGAAATCAAAACTAGAAAAAGTTCTAGTGATGCCCCGCATACTGTGGGCACAATGACGCATAATGACATATTAAATACATGTTGGAAAAATACTAGTTTCCGTCAAAAATTGCAAAGTCAGTTAAGAATCACGATTGATGATAAAACTGGTAAAGTTTCTGATCAAAGTGTTATACATTTTCATGACGATCCGGACATTGACCATGAACTAGAAAGGTCGTATGAGGTCGCTAGGGCCATGCTCAAGGTACATCATGCGTTACATAATGACATACTGAAAAGTTATACTATTAAGGGAGAAGGAAGAATGGCGTTTCTTGAATACAAAGAAGGAAATAGTTATGCATTCCGTATCAGTCATTTGGGAATGAAGCGTTTTATTAATATGGCTAATACAGCACCCCAGTTTAATTCTCTTTTCAGTTATGAGTAGATTTCCGATAAATACAGTATTAATCGGAATTAATCATGGCTGCAGATCCACTATCAGTACCAACAAATGCTAACTTACAAGAACTAAAAGAAGCATTATTTAATAATGTTCGTTTGCGCCTCGGTGGGGACATCATTGATCTAGAATTAGATCCGCAACATTATGAAGCAGCATATGATTATGCAATAAAGGTATATCGTCAAAAGGCACAGAATAGCACACAAGAAAGTTATACCTTGATGACAATCATCAAGAACATTGATACATATACATTACCAAGCGAGTATGTAAATGTCCGTGCTATATTTCGTAGGACTGTAGGTCTTGAGACAGGACCAAGCAGCACAAGTTTTGACCCATTTTCAAGCGCCATACTAAACACTTATCTATTGAATTATAATTATACAGGTGGAATGGCGACATATGACTTTTATGCAGGTTATGTTGAATTGGCTGCTAGAATGTTCGGTGGTTATGTAACCTATACTTTTAATCCTGTCACTAAAGTATTGCGTGTAGTACGTGACTTCAAGGGCACAGGTGAGCGTGTATTAATATGGGCAGATATGACTAGACCAGAGACTGAGTTGTTACAGGACCCAGGTATAGGTATATGGTTAACAGACTATATATTAGCCACAGTAAAAATCATCATCGGTGAAGCGCGTGAAAAATATAACAGCATAGCAGGGCCAAGCGGCGGCACCTCACTTAATGGGCAAGCCATGAAGTCAGAGGGCAAGGCTGAGCAAGAAAGATTGATAGATGAACTCAAGCGTTATGTAGATTATAGCCAACCATTGACTTGGATTCAGGGCTAATTCGGTAAAATAACATATTTGCTTTTCCTTTAGTTGATGTTATACTATGAACTATAGTATAGGACAAACACATGATTGTTGGAATAGCAGGTTTCATAGGTAGCGGCAAAGACACCATAGCCGATTATCTTATTACTTTCAAAGGCTTCAAGCGCATGAGTTATGCAGGTCCGCTAAAGGACGCTGTAGCAAGCATCTTTAATTGGGACCGTGAATTGCTTGAAGGCACAACTAAATATAGCCGTGAATGGCGAGATACAGTTGATCCTTGGTGGGCAGAAAGATTAGATATTAAACATTTGACTCCGCGCTGGGTATTGCAGCAATGGGGAACAGAAGTGGGGCGTAGGGCATTCCATGATGATATCTGGATCGCTAGTATAGAAAATCAATTAAGAACTGCTAAGGATGATATAGTCATTAGCGATTGTAGATTTCCAAACGAATTAAAGTCTATTAAAAAAATGAAAGGTATAACTATACGTATACATAGGGGTGCATACCCTATATGGTACGATGCTGCTATCGCATATTCAAAAGGATATTATACACAGGGCTATCAGCAAGCAATTAAAGAATTACAATCACATGATGTGCATGCCAGTGAATACAGCAGTGTTGGGTTAGACTACGATCATCATATAATGAATGACAGCACTATTGATGACCTTCATAAAAAGATTGATTTAATAATCAACCTGTAAGTCGCCCCGCTTCCAATTCACATCCTTGCGTTTTACGACCTCAACGCAGTTAAGGCATATGGACCTCAGATTAATATGATTTATATTTCTGAGATCACCGTCAACATGAAACACAGTCATTTGGCTAGGATATATTGATCTGAAACCACATATATCGCATATAGGTTTTTTACTGTATCCTGATTTTTCCCATAATGTTCTTTTTAATTTCTTTTTAGACTTTTTCTTACCGCATTCATCACATATGCTACGGTAATGTGTGACCCCGTCACGGATGTAGTTGACAGCACGAAAGTTTTTATTACATTCTTTACATATAGGTCTGATAGCGGCCATATCTATATTTAATGATTTAACCTTCGAAGGTTACATAACCCGATGTTTTTTTGCAAATGTAATAAATAATAGTAAGCATTCAGGGTTGTTACCCTCAAAATATAACATATAGGAAAAACAAAAATGGCACTTACATCACCAGGCGTAGAAGTTACAGTAATTGACCAAAGTCAATATCTTCCAGCCCCAACAGCATCGACTCCGCTAATTATTCTTGCTACAGCGCAAGATAAAGCGAATCCAAACGGTACAGGCATAGCGCAGGCTACAACTGCTGCTAATGCTGGCAAGTTATTCCAGGTCACAAGTCAGCGTGATCTAGTAACACTATACGGAAACCCATTCTTTTATGAGACTACTGACGGTACTCCAATTCAAGGTTATGAATTGAATGAATACGGTCTGTTAGCAGCATACTCAGCGTTGGGTGTGACAAATCGTTGCTTTACATTAAGAGCAGATATCGATTTAGCAAGTTTAGTGGGTCAGACAGGTCGTCCTGCAGGAGCCCCAGATGATGGCGCATACTGGTTAGATACAACAAACACTACTTGGGGTATCTATGAATGGAATGCAACCACGCAGACATTTACTAATAAGTTGCCTATAGTAATCACAGATGAAGATAATGTGACTGGAGGTTTTCCTTTAGGATCACTTGGGTCTATAGGCGATTATGCTGTCGTAGCATATGAGCCAAATCTAGTACCAAACTTTGCAGGTCAATATTTTTACAAAAATGCTAACAATGATTGGGTGATAGTATCATCAGATGCATGGGCAAGCAGCACGCCAACAATTACAGGCACTAATAGTAACCCAACATTAAGTGTAGGTAATACTTTCACTATTCAACTAGTAGCGTCAGATGATGACATGACTGTATCAAATACTATTACTGTTCCTGGACTAGGTTCAAACACAGTGACAGGTGTTGCTACAGCAATTAATGATTTAGGATATGCGGGTTTGACTGCTTCAGGCTCTACTGGTCGTCTACAAATTTTTGTTTCTAGTTTGTTAACAAGCATGAATGTAGTGATCGGAGCAGGAACTGGTACAGTGCTGACTGACTTAGGTATAGAAGTAGGAACTTATTATCCACCTCATGTAACATACGCTACATCAGCAGGCATGCCTTTATGGGGCACCGGGCAGTCAACACCTCGCCCAACAGGTTCTGTATGGTTAAAGATGGGCAGTTCAGGTCAAGGTTTCGCTCCATCTATGAAAGTATATAATGCAACTGCTGCTTCATTCACAACAAAAAATGTAAGTCTAGCGACTAGTGATCCAGCAGCGACCGCAGCCCTAGACCCTACTGGAGGCCAAGCGATTCCAGCCAACACTGTCTATGGTCAGTATTTTTTCTACAACGAATATAAGCAAGGACCAATTTACTTCTGGAAGCGTTTAGCTACAGGACCAACTGTAGTTACTGGTACTAATACAGAACCAAGTTTTACAGCTGGTCCATATACAGCAGAAATATATGTCACTACACCTAACAGTGCGAACTGGTCAGCAGCATATACAATGTCACTTGCCGATAACTCAGATGCAGCTGATTTTGTTGAGGCATTCCAGGCAGCAGCCGTTCCATATACTACTGCTAGCGTGACTACTAGTGGCGCTATACAGATCACTCATACATTGGGCGGATCGATCATGATTAATGATTTCAGCTCAGTTACTGGTCTCTCACAGGGATTATTAGAAGAGGCTGGATTTGAGGCAAACGTAACAGATGGTTGCAAATATGGTGATATGGTATCAACAACTTTTTCTGGTTTATCACAAAGCTCAACTTCAGGCAGCGGTACAGGAGCAACGTTTACTATAGTTGCTAATGGTTCGGGATATCAGGTTACAGCGATTCCATCAGCAGGTTCAGGGTATGTAGCAGGTGATACTATCACTATCCAAGGTAGTAACCTAGGTGGAAGTAACGGATCAAACGATTTGATACTTAAAGTCGGGGCAGTTTCATCAGGTGCTGTTACTAAAGTCACTCTTGCTAGCACTTCTCAATCACCAGTATTCAATTTTGAAACTGTGTTGAGCAACTGGGTATATTTTGAATTTACTGCTAACGAAGGTGCGCCAACAGAATTACCAGCAAATAATACAAACTGGTTCTATAGCGTCACAGACGAAGTAGATATCATGGTAAATACTACAAGTGGTTTTAAAGGTTACAGAAATGTAAACTATAACAGCAATGGCTTCCCGCTACCAACTGGAACTAATGCTACCGATCCAAACGGTCCTATCATAAGCGCTAGCGCCCCAACGCTACAGAGCGACGGCACAGCACTTGTATACGGTGATATATGGATCGATACTAGCGACTTAGAAAACTATCCAGTAATTAAACGCTGGCAGTCAGTAGACGGTGAAGATAAGTGGGTATTGATTGACAATACTGATCAAGTTTCAGGCAGCGGCGTAGTTTTCGCAGATGCGCGTTGGTCAACTAATCAGAATACTATTAATCCTGCGAATGATCCTATACCAACAATCGTGAGTTTGCTCACAAGCAACAATCTAGATTTAGATGCGCCAAATACAGCTAACTTCCCAGTAGGTATATTGTTATTCAATACACGCAGAAGTGGTTATAATGTCAAGCAGTTTAGAACTAACTATTTCAATTCAGTAGCCTTCCCAGATGAGACACTGCCAACAATACGCAGCACATGGGTAAGTAGTAGCGGCTTGCAATCAAACGGCAGTCCTTTCATGGGTCGTAAAGCACAGAGAGCCATGGTAGTACAATCATTGCGTTCAGTGATTGACACTAACTTGTCTATCCGTGATGAAGATAACTTCTTCAACTTGATGGCAACACCAAACTATCCAGAATGTCAGCCTAACATGGTTGTATTGAATGCGGATCGTGGCGAAACAGGTTACATCTTGGGTGACACTCCAATGGGTCTAGCAGAAAGTGCTACAGAGATTCAAGCATGGGCTACTAACGCAGCCGGAGCAACAAGCACAGGCGAGACAGGTTGTGTTACACGCAATACTTATCTAGGCTTGTTCTACCCAAGCGGCATAGCATTAGACCTTGATGGAAATGAAGTCGCTGTACCAGCAAGTCATATGATGTTGCGTACATTCTTGCGCAACGACACAGTGGCCTTCCCCTGGTTAGCGGCAGCAGGTACAAGACGCGGTATCATCGATAACGCATTGAATATCGGTTACTTAGATCGTAGCACTGGCGAATTCCAGACAATGAAGACACGCATTGGTATCCGTGATGTTCTATATATCAACTTCATTAACCCACTAGTGTTCTTCACTGGTAACGGCTTGTTGAACTATGGTAACAAGACATCATTCAATAGCCAAAGTGCTTTGGATAGAACAAATGTCGCAAGACTTGTTGCATATATCCGTCGTCAATTGACTATCGCAGCAAGACCGTTCGTGTTCGAACCAAATGATGCATTGACTCGTCAGCAGATTTCTGGAGTCGTAGAATCATTGATGGTTGATCTCGTAGCAAAGAGAGGAATATTTGACTACTTGGTAGTCTGCGATGAGAGTAATAACACTCCTGCTAGAATTGATCGTAACGAATTGTATATCGATGTTGCAGTTGAGCCTGTCAAGGCTGCTGAATTCATCTATATACCAGTACGCATCTTGAACACAGGTGAGTTGGCAGGAGCATAATGAGAAATAATGAGAGCCTCGCGAGGGGCTCTCAGACATGATAAATACTATACAGTAGGAGAATTTACAAATGGCAACAGCCTCACAATCATTGTTTAACATGACAGTAGCATCTGATAATGCCGGAGGCAATCAGGGCCTGTTGATGCCTAAACTACAATTCCGTTTCAGAGTTAACTTCTTAAATTTTGGAGTTGACGCTGCCGGAGGTCTAAATCTAACAAAGCAAGTCGTTGACTGCTCACGCCCTAACTTGAGTTTCGCAGAAATTCCTTTGCAAGTTTATAACTCTGTTATTAAATTAGCAGGTAAACACACATGGGCTGATATCAACGTCAACGTTCGTGACGATGCATCAGGCACAGTGGCTAAAGCAGTTGGTCAGCAATTACAGAAACAATTAGATTTCGTTGAGCAGGCATCTGCTGCAACAGGTCAAGATTATAAGTTCCAGACAAACATCGAAATTCTTGATGGTGGTAACGGAACTGCTGCTCCAGTTGTGATTGATACATGGGAGCTATATGGTTGTTTCCTAAAGAGCGCAAACTATAACACATTAAACTATGGCACAAACGAAGCAGTGACTATCGCACTTGCTATTGCATATGATAACGCAATACAGTCACCACTTACAAGTGGCGTAGGTCAGGATATCGGAAGAATACTAAGTGGCGCTACTGCGACTGGTATCGGTGCCGGCACTTAATAATTAGGAGATCCTGTTCATGGCAGGTTTTTTCCAGGATCTCCTTAAGGGTGTTGGCGAAGGATTCTTCGGCAATCACTATCTTAGGGACTACACTCACGCAGCGAAAACATTTAGGACGAATTCTTATCAGAATGCGCCTAAATACAAGTTTGTATTTCACACCTACTTCAACATCAATCCTGAAGCGTATCCTACAGGTGTGAATACAAATTATGCTTTGCTTGTTAAAAACATTAAATTACCTAGTTATGGTTTTAATACTGCTCAGTTAAATCAATACAATCGTAAAAGAATTGTACAGACAAAATTACGATATGATCCTATACAGATAGTTTTTCACGATGACAATGGTAATACTATCAATAAAATGTGGTATGCATATTACACCTATTATTATGCTGATGCTACTAAACCTACAGTATTTCTA